GTCCGCGCGTGACACGAAGGTCAGCGTCAGCATCACGGCGCAGCAGATGGAGGCGAGCCACAGGGCCGCCCATACGCCGAAGCCGCCTGCGTCTACCTTGATGATCTGAGTGTTGGTCGCCACGCTTGGCGCGACCATGGCTTTACGGATGGTGGCGTCCAGCCCTTGAAAGGCTTCGGCCAGCTGGATGGCTACGTCACGATCCCCTGCATCGTGGCTCATGGAAATGTCCCTATGGTGTGGCGCTAAGTTTTCCCACGAGGCGGTTAACCAGCTCGTTGAGGTGGTCCAGTTTCGTCTCGATACGGTCGATGGTTTCGTTCTTGGCGTAGTTCTCAGCCACGTACAGCTTGAGCGCATCCAGCTCCCGCCGCTGTGAATGGATCGCCGCTACCAGCCATCCGCAAAACGGCACCAGCAAGCCGAGCGCAATATTAATCACCCACTGCCACCACGTCATGGGCCATCCTCCGGGATCGCGTTCATCGCTGCCGCGTAGTTTCCAGCCCAATCCGCCTTTCGCGGCTTGCCGGGATGCCAGGTGGCAAGGTAGTAGTTCCATGCGCCGTCACCATCGCCTACCACTGGCATGGGCTTGGTGTTGGTCCAATACCCGAGCCGTGCCAGCGCCATGGCGAGCACGTCATCCGTTACCAGCGCGTTCCAGATGGCGACGGGGGCGAAGTCCACGCCACGGGCTTGGCAGACAGTGCGCAAGGCTTCCCGGGACGCGGGATGCTCATACACCCCCGTGACGCCCGACCCCATGCCGGGCCTACCAAGCTCGAACTGCGCCAGGCCATGCGCCGGACCGCCGCCAAACTGTACGCGATGCACGAGGCCCGATTCCTGCAAGCACGTGGCGATGACCTGGATGCTGGCGGCACGGCTGTCCATCTTGGCCGGCAGTAAGGCATAGGCCTGCGCCAGCGGACCGGTAACGAAGGCTCGGATATCCATGCTCATTGCGCCCACTCCACCATGACGGCGGCATCCTGGCCCTTGCCGCCATTCTGGTTGCCGAAGCCGCCACCCGTAGCACCTGCGCCGGGCAACGTAGCCGCAGCACCGTTAGCGCCACCACCACTGAGCGCACCACCCGCGTTATAGGCCGGGCCACCGGCACCACCAATGCCATTGCTCCCTTGCGCGTAGCCCGTGGCGCCGTAGGAGCCGGTAAGGGCCAGCGTGAAGCCCGAGGGAGCACCGGCGCCTGCACCACTGGACCCATTGGCGCTGCCGGTGGCCGCACTGCCGGCGAAGCCGCCGCCTACGGAAACGGTGCCGCCCGTCAGGCCCGACACACTGGTTGATCCACCATTGGCCGCTGCTGCAGCACCGGCAATACCACCGACACCGCCCGCGCCCACTTGGATCGTTAGCGTGGTGCCTCCAGTCACGCCGAACCAGCCTTCACCGTAAGCACCGGACCCACCACCACCACCACCAAAGGCGCCCGTGGCACTCGCACCCGCACCCGCACCCGCACCCGCCATCCGCAGCCGGACTTGCGTGACATTGAGCGGCACGGCCAGTGTGTAAGTGCCAGCCGAAATGTAGGCGTTCTCGACAAAGGTAGGCAACGTCATAGGCTGATTTCCGAAATACATCCCCAAGGGGAACACCTGGCCGAGCACCGGACGACCGGACGGGGCATTGAACTGCGTCACCGTAACAGATGGTCCCACGATAACGACTTTCCACGACGCGCCCGATACCGTGTCGTTGGCGATGTAGGTGCCGTTCTGGAAGTCATAGAAATAAGCCGTGCTGCCCGCTGATGCTGTGACATCGACCATCTGCCCGTTCTTGGTCAGCGTGATGGCGGCATTAGGCGTCACGCCCGGGATGGCAATCACCAGATTGAGCGGGGACCGTCCCAACGTGAAATAGTTGGCGCCGAACCGTATCGTGTTGACGCCAAGCACATTGACGGAGGATTGAGCCAGCGTGACGGATCCAAATCCCGCATCCCACCAAGGGTGAACGGCCGGCGGATAGAACCCCGTATCACCCCAATCAGCCACTCGGGGCGCTCCAGGTGTCCGATTCTTCCACTATTGACCATACGGTTGCGCTGTAACCCATGGCGCGGAAGGAGGCTGATGGGTTGTAGGCACTGTCGGCAAAAGTGTCCGAAAAGCTCACTGAACCAATGTTGTTATGGACGGGTGTCCATAAGTTCGGCGCCCATGCACGCGAAGGGATCGACGTTGGGCCAATGGTGGCACTCGTGGATCCATAGCAGTCATACGAGACCTTCTCACGCAATATGCGGTTCATATAACCCGCCCGCGCGTTGACGCCACGAGTGGTCGACCCCATGGTCGCCGCGCCGCGGATATTCATCTGGTTGTAGCTCGAAATGATCGTTCCCGTGATATCGCGGGCGAAATAGCCAACGCTTGCAGCTTCAATCAGGAACACGCCCGATAAATAGGTACCGTTGCCCGCGCTCATGAAGGTGGCATAGGCGTCACCTGGCGTAGTTGCCACCATGTCGCCGAAATGCCAAGAAAACCACTGCGAGTTGTTTGAGTTAATGTCCACGTGCATGCGCACGTATCGGTCCGTCACGTAAATGACGTATGGCCGAGCGGCAGTGCTCACAGCGGCAGAGCATGCGGCTCGCTGAACCGTATTGGCTACCTGCGCCAAGCTGGGAAACGGATTCACGAGGGACGCAATCGTCGAAGCGGCCTCACAGCCGCGCATGGTGGCGTACTGCGCACTACCGGAGACGGTCGAGTCGTGCGCCACATAGAGGCAGTAGCCATTGCCGGCTGCCTGCTTGTAGATGCGCTGGTTCGTCGCGGTGGCACTGATCGTCCAGCCCTTCTGCGCGAGCGCCCAATCGAGTACGGCGACCAGTGCGCCATTCGTGCCACTCAACACCGGAGCGCCAGAATCGGTGCTTCGACAAACGATCAGTCCGACGCTCATGGCGCGATCACCTGGTACGTAAGGGTGGCGCTGGTCGCCACGGCGGTGGCTGGTTCCAGCGTGTAGGCAATCGTGTTGCCCACGGTCGATTCATTATTGAACAGTTCCGGCACCGGGCCGCAGTCAAAGCCGGTCAGCGTCGGATCGGTGACGCCCTCGAATAGCAAGCCCGAGCCCGGCGGCGGGTATTGCGCCACCACCCGGGAAAGATCGGCATTGCGGTTGGCGACCGTCGTATAGAGGCGCAGGCGGCACGGTTTGGTAGTCGCCATCGTGAGCAAGCGTGCCACCGAGGACAGTGTGGCCGTCCCCGTGACCGTAACGCCGGTCGGGCTGCTGATGGTGACCGTCACGCGGGCGGCGTTCTCTTGGATCGCCACCGCCGCGGCGGCTGTCACGATGCCATGGGCATCTACAGTGACTTGGGCAACATGCGAGGCATCCCCATACGTGCCGGCCGTGACACCCGAGGATGGGAGCTGGGAGGACGCCAGCGTGCCGCCGATCTGGGAAAAGGTGTAGTCGCCGGTAATAGGCACTACCGCGCCCGTGCGCGTGTTGAACGAGGTCACTCCCGCGCTGCCGCCGCCATTGAACTGCACGAAGGGAATCGCCGTGACACCCAGCGTGCCGCCCGGATCGGCGGTGCAGGTAAATCCCTTGTCGGCGTTCGCGGTGCCTTGTTCAACGAACACCGAAGCATTAGGCACTTGTGCCCAAGTGCTCATGTCCGAGGCACGCGACCATGCCCCTGACGCCGCCACGTAGATGCCGTTATCGGCCGGCGCCGTCTGGTTCATCACCAGCACCCGGCTTCCTGCCACGGGCGTCACACCATCGCGCGCAGCCAATCCGCTGAGCGTGTCATTCGCCGTCGTGGCGAGCAGGCACGGGGCTTTCCATGACAGCCCGTTCGCGATGCTGTCGACGTATTGCTTGGTCGCCGCCTGTAACGCGCCTGTGGGGTCGGCGCCGAGATTGACCGTCGCAAAGCTTGGCGATGAGGCCGTGTCGATATCCTGCGGGGTCGCCAGAACGATGGTCGAGCCGGAGCCATCGCCGCCCGTGACAATAACCTGATGGGTTGTTCCCGTGACCGTCACCGCATGCTGCTGCACCACGCGGCCTTTGCTATCGGTCGCTATGGCGAGCAGCACGCCGCCCGTGCCCATGGTGACGTCGGTGAGGTCAAAGGACACGACATTATCGACATCCGTTGACTTGGCGATGTTCGCGGAATCGGCGAAATCATCCGCGATCAAGGCCCATCCTTTGCCACCGCCGCTATCCGACCCATAGCGCGCATGGGCCAGCACGCTGTCTTCGTCATTGACCAGCGACAGGATGACCGCGCCGCTGGCTATCGATCCGGCCACTGCGACGGAATCGCTGCCGATGATTTGCGCTGCCGATGATCCGCCACCGCCCGAACCTTGCTGCAATGCCGCAATGTCGGCCTGGTTCTGCTTGATATTGGCATCCACCGCCGAAAACCACAGGTAGTACGGCCGCGACGCCACCGCGCCCGCATCGAGCATGCCTTGGCGAACGTGCGGCAGGTCTTGCTTGACGCCCATCAGGCCGGACCGATGGCGAAGTAGGTGAAGGAGGTCGATGCCGTGATCAAATGCGAGCCAGGCGCGAAGCCGGCATTCGTATCACCCCAGCATGTGAAGCCTGTCGCTGTCCGGCTGATCGCCGATAGGATGGGCATGCCGCCCGACGAGGTGACGCCCGAGCCAGATTGCGAAAAGGCGCCAACGTGATACGGCACACTCGAAAAACCGCTATCGGGGAATGTGACCGCTGCACTAGTCGTATTGCTTCCGGAGGACGGTAGCGTGCCACTTCCCCACAGCAACTTTTTGCCACCCCATACGATGCTGCTACCCCCCGTCGTGATGGTAGGAATGCCCAAGGAGGCCACAGTCTGCCAAAACACGGCCGTCCCATCGGTGCCCAAGAGATTGCCGCTATGCCCGGTAGGGTCAGGCATAAGGATGGTGGTCAGCCATTCGGCCAAGGCGCCATCGTTCGTGAGAAGGGCATTCGGGATAAAGGGCGTGGGGAGGGCGGCAGCTCCACCCCCCGGAATCGCAATGGCATCCCGGTCCGGACCGATTTGTACGCCACGGTCATCCAGAAGGCGCGCGCGGTAACTGTCGCTGCCCCAGATATCCGACACGGGACGACCATCGGAGCCAATCGTGATGGTGTTGCCCAGATTGACCGTGAGCCCGGGATCGCTAAAGACATCCTTGGGTGTCGTCGTGCCGGTCGTGAAAAAGATCAGCGAGCCACCCACCGCCAGCTCGCCGTGCTGATCGGTAAACACCTGGAACGGGTCGAAGAGGCGAAACGCGGTACTCATGGGTGGCTCCGAGGTAGGATGTCGATATCAGCCGCGAGGATAGCCCATGGATACGATTACTCGGTTTGCCTTGGGTGCCATCATCGCGCCGTCAGTGTATTTCGTAGCTTACTTCGTCGGTGTGGGTCTGGGTTTATTGCTGAAGCGATTGACGCACGCCCTGCGCACCTTGCGCCGTGTAGGGCGTCGCAATCTGCTCCAAGGCACTGCGCTGCGACGGCGTGAGCTTTTCCAAAATACGTTGTGCGGTAGGACTCGTCGGATTGAGCGCGAACTCCCGCGCCTCGGCTTGTAGCTTGTCGGGAATGTCCGTTGCCTTGAACGCCTTGTCCAAGGCGCTCGCCACGCGCGCCAGCGGTCCTATTGCTGTCACGCCGCTAAGGCCTGGGACCGCACCAATGCTGCCCAACACGTTCTGACTGATGGCGTTCTGCACGGTCGGCGATCCCGGCGGAAGACTACCGCCTTGGGCCTGCGCGCCACGGGCAAGGTCATACAGAACGGAGCGGAAGGCGTTGGACTGCTCCGGCGTCAGCGTCGAGGCTTCGGTGGCACTCTTCTGGCCGGTCACGTTCTGCGCGATGGTGTCGGCGTTCCGAAGCGCGCCGGCCAGCTTGGCGCGCTGAACCTGCGGCACGCCGTTCACATCTTCAGCGGCACTCGTGCCACGACGGAGAAGTTCCTGACCCACTTCCTGAGCCGTGATAGGCGCTGAGTGCGCAGCATACTGTTCATTGGCCGCCTGAAAGGCCGGGGACAGCTGATTGGTAGCTGCCATGAACTGGTTCTTGATCGAGGCAATCGTGGCCTTGTCGGCGTTGCGCAGCGGTGTCCCTTCGGCCTGATTGACGCCTTGATCAAGCGCCCATTTGACCTTTTGGAGGCCGTCAAGACTTTGGAGCGGATCGGCCGCAAGGTCCGAACGCCCGGCATCCTGTAACGCTGTCTTGGCGACATTCACGGCCTGGGCGAAGACGGGGCGATTCATCAGCGACTGGATCGCCGGATGGGCTTCCAGCTGATAGGTCGGCGCAGCTTTTTCCGCCGCCTGCGCCGCCGTCTCCGCCGTCTGCTGATAGCCCGGGATCAACCGCCCTTGCGCACGAATGGTCGCGGCTTGTGCTGCCGCATCCTGCTGCGCGCTCGCATTGGCGCCAGCAATGACCTTGGCGGCGGCGGCCCGTTGCGTGTCATCAATCGTCCGGGCCAAGTCATACAGCGGCGAACTCACCGCTTGCCGGGTATCTTGCAGCGCAGCAATGCTTTCCGGCGTCCCCACGGCGTTACGCAGGTAGTTGTACCGTGCGGCATTGTTCGCGGCTGCGCGCTCGGCGAAGGCATCTTGCGCGCCTGGCTGGTTTAGTAGAGAGCGCTGGAAGTTGGCGGCGTTCGGGCTCCCGGTGGCTTCGGCTAAGGTCGGTTTGACGCCAGGGATGGCCGAAGGCGTGATGTTCGGCGCCGTGATGCCAAACCGGTTAGCGAGGTCGGCAAGAATGGAGGCGCGCCCACTTTCCGTAAACGGAGCCACCAAAGCCCGGCCACCGCGCACGACTGAACCGATAGCGCGGGGAATAAGCGCACCACCACCACCGGCTACGGCGCCAATGGCGGCATTGGTGGTTCGATCCTCGTCGGGTTGATCGGCATTCAGGGGTTGCGCACCCCCCTGTACAGCGCCCTGAATCGTCGCCCCACGGACCGACTCCGGGAGAAGAGCGCGGGACAGTGCGCTTTCACTCGCGACGCCAGGAAGCCCTGCCGCGCGCGCACCCTTGAGCGCGGCACCCGGCGCCAATACCAAGGCTGCATTGCCGGTGATATCGCCCGCCAATCCGGCCTTGGTGCCAAGCAGGGGTGCGTCGCGCTCATCGGCCGCGCTCTGCTGTTCCTTCAATGCCTGATTGATGGCAGCGGGCTGTCCTAGCGTCTGCGCCACGTCCGGGCTGAATCGCGCATAGAGCTGCCGTGTGGGCTCGATGGCCTGCGCTACGGTGCCGGCGACGGTCTGCGCTGCGCCGCGCCCGGTATCAACCACGGCCTTACCGATGCCAGCGAGGTAGTTCTGCCAATCCGAACCTAGCGACTCATCGCCCGGCGTACTCCCGCGCTTGGCCGTGACCGTTAGGGTCTTGGCGTCCTGACCCGGGCTGGATGCCTGCGCGCTGAAATCCAGCGTGGACGGATCGACGGCGGACGCTTGGCTGCTGAAGTCGAGCTGGTCGGCCATGGTCAGTTCTTCCGCAGGATTTTGCCGTCTTTCGGATTGATGAACAGCGCGCCGGATGGTAGCGCATCAAAGTCGGCTTGGCTGCTCACGCGAACCGGTGCCGGTGTGGGTCCACCCCCGGAGGGCGGCTGGGCATTCGCCTGCGTCGCCGTGCGCAAGGTCGTGGACGGCGGCCGAAGGTTCGGAACCTCCTGATTGCCACGATCCAGCACGTTCCGCAGCTTATCTTGCGATGCAGCATTAAGAAATGATGTCCCGGGAGATGCCGCTCCAAGAACCTGATCGCGCTTGGTCTCCTGCTCGGCCACCTTATCGTTCATGAACTCGGCCAAACGCGCCAATGCCATGTTTCGCTGCGACCGTGGGGCAGAGGGCGCCAGATTCGCAAGCATCGCCTTCGTTTCGCCTTCGGTCGCCACACCCGACTTGATCATCTTCTGGACTTCGGCCGCCATCAACTGCGATTCCGTATCCCAGGACTTCAAATCGTCGCCAACCGGTCCTTTCCCACGGGCAGCAATCCATGTGGCCGGTTGCCCGATGAGATCGGAGGGGTAATCCGGTAGCCGCTCCGAAAGATCGGACATCGCCTGAAGATGGCTGAGCGCCGTATTCGCCGCGACGATGCCGCCGCCCGTGCTGGTCGGGCTGTTGGACTGCACATCCTTCAGATACGCATTGTTCAAAGCGTAGTTGCCCTGGCTCCAATCCGGGTTGATGGCGATAGCCCGGGCGATGACTGGCGCGTTCTTTGGGTCGCCCAGGAAGCGTGCCGGTGTATCGAGCCCGTAGTGGGCGATCTTCTGCGCCATGGCCTCCTGATCGCTGGTTAAGGGCTTCTCAGCCTGCGCCGGAGGCTTGCCATCCAAAAGGTACTGCTGCTGCTCGTCGGGCGTAAGGGTGATACCCGCGCTGGCGAACTGCTGAAGGTTCTCCTTGCGCTTGGCAATCTCGTTGGTGTCTTTCTTGGGAGGGGCGTAGCCGATGCCACCTGATGCAGGTGCCGCAGGTGCTGCAGGTGCGGTGATGTCATTGCCTTTTTCGTCTAGGCGCTGCGGCACGGCACCGGCAGGCATCGGAAGATTCTCAAAGCGTCCCGTCTGCGGATTCAAGCTAATGGCGGTCGGCTGATTCGGCCCGACTTGGCGCTGCACTTCTACGCCAGCCTCATCAGGCGTTCCGCCACGATCCAGGACGCTATTGGCAATTTGCGCTGCGTCCGGCTTCGCTATAGTCGTTTCCCAGCCCTTGCCGGTGACACTCGCGGGCGCGGGCGCCGCAGCAGGGGCCACGGGGGGAGGCGAAGTAGCGCTGTAGTCCTTGTTGCCGTTCTGAATGGACGAGAAGTCAGGCTGTTCCCACTGATTGGTGCGTGAATTGTGGACAAGAGTGATCGTGCCGCCTTGGCCGTCCGGGACTTCCTTGGTCTGCCAGTTTTCCGCCGTGGCACGCGCCGCCAAGCCTGCCTTGATCAGCTGGTGCTGGGCCTTCTGATCATCATTGAGGCCCTGCGTGAAGTACTGGTCCGTGCGCACGGCGGCCGGAATCTGGTTCGTCGGCGTATAGGCCGTGACCAGCGACTTCGCCGTCTGAGCGACCGTATCGTCATAAGTGGACGGGAGCGTGGACGGATCGATGCCCACCGCGCCTAGCGTGGGCTTAAGGCTCTGATAGATCGCGTCCTTCTGGCTATCCGGCGCATTGACCAGCAAGCGGGCCATGTTCACCAGCTTCTGGCCGTTGACCTGCTGGTTCTTCTGCGCCATGTCGAGCGACCCGGCCGGATTGAGCTGGGCCGCATTGGACAAGGCCTGCTGCTGCGCTGCACCGGTCGAGGTCAGGGCGTTGCCTTCCTGTTCCTGAAAGGCGTTATCGCGCCCCTGTTTCCAGGCGGCGTTGATCTGTTCCAGCGGGCTGGTGAGATAGGGTCCGTTCATGAATTAATACCCCGTTCCGCCGAGATACGACGGCAAGTTACCGGTGGTGGACAGGGAGCCAGGCCCGGTGTAATTGCCGGTGGTGAAGGAATTCTGCCCATTGCCCAACGGCGCATAGCTGGAATCGTTGGCGGACGAGAACGTGTTGCCGTACTGCCCATAAAGCTGTCCGAGGATCGAGCTCACATTGTTGGCACCATTGATGTTTCCAGCTGCCTGGTTGTAGCCGGCCGTGGTTTGATTGGCGGCATTGTTGAAGCCGATATTGCCGATCGCCGCCGCCTGTCCCGCGCCTACGCTGCCCAGGTTGGCCCCGGCACCCGCACCCATCTGCGCCAAGCCCATCAGGCTACTGCGGTAGTTCCCCAGGTTTTGCGATGCCAAGCCTTCCGCTGTCGCTTCGGTGTCGGCCGTGGTTCCACCGGAATAGAGAGCTCCACGCGATGCGGCCGAGCGATCCACCCCTTTAAGGCCCTGCTGCAAGGCATACAGATAATCCGGCGAGTTCTGGAAGCCGGAATAGTCGCCCGAATTGACTGCGGACAGTTGCCCCAGCGCCGTATTGCCGGCGCCGATATAGGGCTGAAGATTGGCTGCTGTGTTGTTGTAGTTCGTCTGCTGTGCGCTTAAGGCGGCATTGGCCGCATTCTGAGAGGCCTTGGAGGCATTTTCAGCGGCACTACGGTTCTGCTGGTTCTGGTAGACCGAGTCAGCCAGCGCCAACCCACCAATCACTGCACCGGTCACAGCTGCCATGTCACACCACCTTAAGGAAGGAATGGCCTGCGCGCACATAATCCCGGCGCAGATAGGCATCCCCGGCAAAGGCGGGGGACGTGGAAAGAATGAACATCTGGAACACCCGGGCGCCGTCCTTCATGGCTTCAGGTTCGATGGCATCCAGAAGCGCCGCGCCTACGCCGTTGCGCTGCTCGGCCGGATCGACGTACCAGACCACCTCGGCGCACATCTTGAGCGCCTGATTGAACGAGAAAGGGCAATACATCATGCCCACCATGCCCAGGAGCTTGCCCGGCGCCGGCGCATCGACCACCAGCATCAGATGATCCGCCGTGATGATCGAGGCCAGTTGATCCACGGTGGCCGCGTCGTAGTCGACCAGCGGCGCGTATTCGGTGGTGGCGTAGAACGCCTTAGCCATGCGCTGAATCTCCGGCACGTCGGCTTGTGTGGCACGGCGGACGGTCATCATGCGTCCTTCTCCTTGAGGTTGAAGAACGCCACAGCGATCAAGCGGCCATTCTCCGGGCCGTCGCCAAAGGCTTCAAAGGGGTAGCGCGAGTGAAACAGGGCCGAGCGGTAGATCACGGCACGGTTAAGCTTCATCGGCACCAGTTCGCGCTGCGTCCACTTGGTTTCGTCGTTCCAGTCGTCTTTGACCTGACCATAGAGGTCATGATCCCCCGCGTAGATCGTGCGAGCGCCGGAGCCTTTGTGCGTCCAGAAGGCCGTTCCACCGTTACCATCGGACAAGTAAAGGACCAGCGCATGCGTCCCCCAGCCCAAGTCCGAATGAATGGACCTATTAGGCAACTCGCCGGCGTAGTTCAGCCGGAAGCCCATACCGAGCATCTCGACCGGACCGATTTTGTCCTCCAGTGACTTTTGAAGCCCCGGGACATCGCCTATCCAGATGCGCTTGTAGACCTCGCCATCGTGCGCGGCATGGTCGATGTACGGTACGGCAAGCGCCATGGCACGGACGGCAGCCACGTCGGGCAGAAAGTCGTCGTAAACGGCGGGCTTCACCCTTCGTACCCCTCAATATCGATGGCTGCGGTGAGCATATCGCGCTTGCAGTTGTCCGTGATGCGGAAGTGAAACACCCATTGGCGGCTGATGCCCCAGCGGCGGGGTTTAGTTGGCTTGGCGAAGCTGCCCTTGGTGCCCAGGGAGACGGTGCGCCAGTTCGACCAGTTGCGCCCGCCATCCTTCGAATAGCGGATATCCACGTAACGCGGGTTTCCATCCACGCCGCCGAGCCCGGTATCGAAGACCGGCTGCACGCCCTGAATCCCGATGAAGTTCTGCTGCCCGGACAGCACCCCTGTCATGCGCTCGGACGAAATCTCGTCCGCGCCTTCCGTGAAGACGTTCCAGTCCAGCTTGTAGATTTGCCCATTGCGGAAGTCACCCGCATACCAGCCGCCGTTCCAGTTGGTGAGCGTGTTGATGCGCCAGCGATTCAGCCCCTTGGACTGGCGCCGGTGCCATTTCTGGGTGGCCACGTCATAGCCCCAGGTGAGGCCATCGGGGAAGGTCAGGTAGAAAATCTTGTGGCCCTCACTCTCAAACGTGAAGGCGAACGCCAGCGCCATGTTGCGCTGTGCAATGTCTTGCTCGACCGGCATCGTGGAGATGCGCTGCGGGGTGTAGCCCTGCGCGCGGTACACCCCGCCGTCATCGGCCAGCCAGAACACGGAGTTATCCATGCTGCAGACGGCAAACGTGGCCGCAAGTCCGCGCTCCATTACCAGGCCATCGGTCCGCGCCCAGGTGTTCGTGGTCGCGCCCGTGTCGCGGAAGGGCTCAATGGTCCGCTCGCCCATCAGCCACCATTCGCGATGGGTGACGATCTGACCCACGATCTTGTCGGGCGACCCTTCGGCCTCGTAGCGGTCCAGCGTGCTGTAACTCAGGGCATCGGCGAGGTCGGAGGTAAAGGCAAACCGCCCCTGCGGCTCGACGCCCACAATGTAGCTATCCACGTAGCCAAAGACCTTGGCGCCAATGAACGCATCATCGGTGATCTGCACCAAGGTCTGATCGGCCGTGTTGTAGACGTAGCCGCTCGATCCATTAGAAATGGCGACCTGCGAACCACCGGTGATCTGGTTGTGGTCCATCGACACCCGGCCGATGCCGGGAATCTGGCCGCGATCCGTGACGGTGCCATTGGTGTTGATCTGCTTGAGCCGCGTGCCCGAAACCACTAGGAAGACGCCCTCAGCGTTATGGGCACCCCGGATCGGTAGACCGGTCCCAGTATCCGCAAAGGCACCCGCCCATCCCGGCGCGCTGCGTAGCTTGCCCTTGGAGCGCGTACCTTCCTGTTCGGCATACTCAGGAATGTAATTGATCGTTTCCTGCGCGCTATAGAGACGCGAGTCATCGGCGTAGCCGCCGTCCACGACCTGGGGAACGTCGCGCCAGCCCATCAGTAGTAATCCGTGGTCTGTTGGATGCCCTCATAGGCCTGTTCGCCCAGGATGACGAGCTGATCCTCGCCTTGGTCCGCGTTGTCCTTGAGGATGGCGGCACGGGTCAGCGCGCCGTAAGGGACCACGAGGCGGTAGGCAATCCACCATGTCAGCGGGATGAAGGCGCGCGCCGGGATCGTATCCGCATCCAAGTCCCACCAGATAAGGCCTTGGTCATAGGCATATTCAAGCTGCTGTTGGCAGCGGTCTGCCGCTAGCTTGGCGTCTTCGGGCGACGGCGGTTCGTTGGGGTCCAGAACGCCCAATTCGCCGAGCACCGCATCGCGCAAATCGTCTCGCGTGTAAGTCGCCATGGGGTCTCCTGATAGGGAAAAGGGAGGGGCATGTCACCCCCTCCCTGTGCGGAATATCCCGCGAGTATCACTTCCTATCAGGCGTCGCTGGCGGCTGCCACGTAGCCCGTCACCATGCCCCAATCCTTCGCCGTGGACTGACCCTGGTTCCACTGAATCTTGTCCACCGCGCGGATTTCCTCAAAGCCCACACCGTTCTGATAGCCGTAATCGTCTTCCTTACGGATCGTGGTGCGCAGCGTCTTGGCCCAGGCGATACCCAAGGCCTGAGCGCCGCACAGGTACAGCGGCTCGACCTGCACCGGCGTGCCGGCGGTGTTCAAGAACGGCAGGATTTCGGGGATTTCACGCACCACCACGCCATCGGCCAGGATCGACGTCGGGCCGGAGAACAGCGGGTTTGTATCGGCGCGCGGCTGGGCGTTCTCCCACTTCTCTTCCATGTCGGTGCGAAGGTCGCGGAAGGCGTTCTTGCCCACGAACATGACGAAGGTTTCCTCGTCTTCGCCGTAGCGGAACGGCCGGATGCCATCACCGTTCACCGTCTTGGCGCCCTGGGCAATGCGCTTGATCACGCCCACCAGCTCGTAGGTCAGCTTCTGGGTTGCCAGGATGGCGTTCAAGGCCGTCTGGAAGGTGGCGTTGTAGTTGGCGATGGTGCCGAAGATGACGCGGTCCACATTGGATGCCGTCCACACGTTCTTCTGTGCGGCACTGGCGGTGGCGAACGGAACGCCGTTGACGGATCCCAAGGCCGTGATGGTCGCGGTCTTGAGCAAGCGAGCGGCCAAGGTCTTGATCGAGGTACGCGCCGCGTTCTTGATGTCAAACGAGGCGGCCTGCTCGTCCATATTGTTGACGGTGACGGCCTGACGGACCACGCCCACGGTGATCTTGTGACCATCGTTCGGCATGGCAATTTCATTGCCGACCAGCTGGGTGCTGCCGTCGTTGTAGGTTGTGGCGTCGAGCGCACCCACCAGGTTGAAGGTAATGCCGTCACCCTTCTTCTTGGTCAAGTCCCGCTGGACCTGGATGATGGCATTTTCGGTCGAGCCCATGTAGCGCTTGAAGCGGGACTCGCGCACGTATTCCATGAAAACGCCGTCGTCCCATTGTTTGGCGCGTACGGCAGTTGAGGCAACAGTCTGGGTCATGGTTCTTTACTCCGGAAAGAGAGCCTTAAAAGGGTCCGGAGGCGCAGCGGAGGAATCCGCCTTCGCGTTCCGGCGTGTCGATAGGTCAACCGTCCGGCGTTGCGTTTGCTGAGGTTGTTCGGGCTGTTCGTTGCCTTCACCGCCCTGGCCCAGCTCAGCGAGGATTTCTTCACGCATCTTCTGGCGGAAGGCCTCGGGGTTGCTGGTGATGTCCTGAAAATCCTTGATCTGCTTGCCCACCGAATACAGCTCGGCTCCCGGGTCGGCGGCCGTGAGGATGCGTTGAGCTAACTTCGGATCACGGCTGGCCGCCTGCTGCGCCAGCTGTGACACCTCGTCGAAGTCCGCGTGCTGCGCACGCTGCCGGTCTTCGATCTGGCGGAAGTGATTCTGCGTCTGAACCTGCTCCACCGCCTGGGCGATACGCTGGTTCGTGACGTGCTCCACGTACTTCATCGGGTCGGCCCAGAAATCGGGGGCTTCAGCGCGCACCGTTTCCGCTGTGTCGGCAGGTTGTGCCTGACGCGGATTGGGATTGCGCAGCGCTTCGATCTGGCTTTCCAGTTCTCGTTGGCGTTGCTCGGCTTTGTCGGCCCGTTCGCGCTCGGCTTGACGCTTCGCCCGTTCGGATTTCATTGCCGCATAGGGGACGGGGTTGCCTTCGTCGTGATTGTCGTCCGCTGTCGTCTCGGACGGGGCGTCAGCGTCGCCGCTGTTGCCGTTATCGACCTGATCGCTGCTTTCCGTGCTTACCGGTCCAGAATCGAGGCCTTCCTCACCGCCCGTATCGCCAGCGTCAAGGTCCGCACCCGTTTCCGCACCTGCACCGGAACCAGCCCAATCGCTCAGAAAGTCACCTTCGTTACCCATGCGTATTCCCCTTGACCATCACGCCGTCATCGCGTTTCGACCATACGGTGTCGTCCCGTTCGACCGTTCGGCGTCGTCCCGTTTTCCGGCTTAAGGCGACACGCCAATCCCTAACGCACTGGCGCTGTTCCCTGAACCGGGGCGGATAGTAGCCCCACCGCCGCCCGCTGGCGAGTGGGCTGGACCGGCCGCGTAATTGCCCGGCACCTGCTGATCGGCAATCCAGCCCGGTGGCACCGCTTCTAGCGGGGTCGGGCTCAATACCTTCATGCGGGCCGTCTCGGCGTTGTACTCGTCAATCATCACCTCCATCTGCTTGGCCCAGGCGTCAAGCTGGGTCTGCGTCTGGTCGTTCTGGTTGTCGGACTTGGCCGCCTGTAGCTGCATCTGAAGCTTCTGCGCGTTGGCATAAAGCTTCTGGTTGACGGCCTGGATCTGCTGAATCTGCTGCCCTTGGGCCTGCATCTGCTGCTGCACCTGCGGTGGCACCTGATTCTGCAACTCACGCAGGATTTCGTCCTTATTGCGCAGGCTGGACGCCTTGATGATCGCCGTCGTGGGGATCGAGGACGGATCAGCGCGCTTGAGGTCCACCAGGGCTTGAAACTGCTCGGACTGGACCGTCACCGCTTCCGGCGCGTCGTCCATGATGATGTCCACGGAGAGGTCGCCAATGTTGTTCTGCGTGCGCACGACCTCCTGAAGCTTGGGATCGTTTGGTCCCGTGATGACCTGCCCGGTGTTGAGCATGTAATCAGCCACGGTCTTCTGAACTGGCTCCCCGCGCGCCTGAGCCACCTGCTGAAGCGCCTCCCCCAGCGTGACTGGGTGATTCAGATGGACCCAGCGCAGATTCCGTTCGTCGTCGGTGACGCGAATCCACTTCTCAGCGGTCCAGTACTGACGCACGCGGTACCAAATCTTCTGGTACACCATCAGGGCCAATTCGTTGTTGGCCTCGAACAGCTTGGAGTACTCGGTGAGGCCAGCCGACTGCAACAGCTCCTGCGCACGACCGCTCGGTGCCTGCGCGTCACCACCCAGTGACGGATTCACGCCAAGCGCGTCAATCTCGGCCTTCGCCTCCATCAACATCTGCATCTGCGAGGCGTGCAGCTGGGGATCGTTGGCGAATTCGAACTTCTTGCCCGGCCGCGTGATGATAAAGCCATCCGGGCGTGCCGCTTCCTGCCTGGCCTGCTGGATCGATTTCACCGCGCCTTGCTCGGCCACGATGCGCTGCGAATTGGCCGCATGCAGGGCCTTGGATCGGCGCTTGTTGATCTCGTCCTGAGGATCGAGCAAGCGCTTGACCGCACCGTAACGGCGGTTGTTGGCATCGCAATAGGTTGAGGCCGCGCACAGGTCGCAATCGGGGTTGCCTTCATCGTCTAGGTACTTGGATACCTGCGGATCGACCAGGAAACCACCACGGCAGAACACGGCTTCCCACCACTCCCCGTCGTTGCGGAACCGGTGATGCATGACCATGATGCGACGGCGCTTGGAGTCGGCCCAGCTGAAACGCGGACGATCACCATACGTGCCGGTGTTCCATTCCTCGTTGTAGGACGCGTTCACGATGGCTTCGAGGTCTTCCTCGCTCTTGTCGTCGGCGAACTCGTCATAGATATCCGATTCGTACATCCATTGGACTTCGCCCAGGAAGGCGGCATCGCAGAAGTACTTGTCCCGGCTATGGGGGTCACGATAGAAGCGATCCCACGGCACGCGCTCCGGGCAAATCTCGTTTTTGCGCTTGCCGTAGTCTTTCACGATGACTTTGTAGGCGCCCACGCCTTCGACGGCCAAGTCCTCAAAAACATCCGACCGCTTGCTGTCGAACCGGCTCGATTGCGTCACAAAACGCAGGGCGTCGGTGCAGCTGTTGGCGTCATCTTCCTTGGAGGGCACGCGAGGAAAGGCCTTGGGGTCGGTCCTGAGCTTCTTCTCCCAGCCGATCAGCGTATCGATCTTCGGACCGATACGGTTAAACACTACCGGCGGCTGTTTGCGCGCCGTCATGGTGGCAATTTCCGACTCGGTAAGCTGCCATCCGTCGTAATAATCCCGGCAGCGCATCGCCAGCTCGCGCTCGACCTGGGTGTCATCGTAACTGTCCCGAAAATCACGCAGGAATGAGTTGATATCGAACTCGGTTTCCTCGCCGTCGATGTCTTTGCCCTTCTCGTCCCCGTCGTCGGCCGAAAGGTAGCTGTCTACGCTGCTCGCCATGAGTCGTCATCCTCGTCATCGTCGGACGTATAGTCGTCCATCTCGCGCTCTTTCATCACCGCATCGTTCAACGTCGCGACGTCTGTATCGGCAATGCCCCGGGCGAAGATCGAGCACACGTCCACGCCGTCGTCTTGCTTGCCATCCGCTCCCGTGAAGGCGCACAACTGGTTGAGCAGACGCGCCGCCCACGCCGTGCCTTGCGGGAGATACACCTTTCCCAAGCTCGCCAACGCGGCGAAGCCTAACGCGCGCTCCGCCTTGCCGCCAGCCGGGGCCATTTCAATGCGCCGGATATAGGTGTCGGTCTCTTCCATGCGCCGAAGGATGATGCCGCCCACCGATCGTAGGATGACGCCCTTTTCCTCAAACGCTGCCAGCGGCTCGTGCTTCTGGATCAGGGCAATCCAGGCGTCAATCCAGACGGAGGCGTCCTCCTGCCCGAACCACCAATCGACCACATACACATCGCCATCGGGCGTCACGCCGAAGATGCCATGCTCGGTGAAGTCCGGATCGGCATGCGGCTTGGCCGGATCGGGTGCCCCCGCGTAGTCGCTGGCGAGGTAGTAGTTCATGGCCTTGGGCATCAGCTTGGGGTCATAGAACTTGAACCACGGCCGCTTGAACAGCACGCCGGCGCTGCTACGGCATTCCCCGCCGTAAACGTGCCGGTACAAGTCCTCGTTGATGCGCTTCATCTTCAGGCGTTCGGCGTGCAGCGCCTGGGGGAACCACTTGTTGTCCATCCAATTGATGGTGACGACCAGCGTGTCCGAATGGATGCCTGCGGATTGATCCTTGAGCGCCTGCTCGGCCTGAATATGAATCCAGTCGTCGTCGTTCTCGGGGTTGTAGTCCCACCACAATTCGGCGGCCGGAGAGAACTCGGTGGCGTCCTTGCGGATCGTCGGCACTAGCTTTTCGGCCGACAGCTCACTGATGGCCTGGGCCTCGGCGATCCATGCGCCGTCATAGCCTTCATAGGACTTCACGTTGTCGGCCGTATGCTCCTTCAGGCCAATGAAGGTGAATTCCGTGCCATTCAGTCCATAGATGCCGTCCGTGGTGATCCGATAGAACGACCCGAGCCCCAAAAGACCGATCTGATCGGCTAAGAGGCGATGCGAGGACTGCTTGATGGACGATTGCGACTCACGGCAGCACAGCCAGCGAATGGGTCGCTTGTAGCCCTTCACGACCAGGATGCGTGCGATCGACCACGACTTGGCGCTTCCTCGGCCACCCCGGGCGATCTTGTGCCGTCGCCGGGTGAAGGCAAACGGCAGCATCTTCTCGGGTATCTCCAACCGCAAAACGCCCGCGTCAATGGCGGGCGATACGGGTGTCAGGAGGGCACTCACAGGGCCTCGGGGTCGAAGTCCGTGCCCGGGGGCGCCACGCCGACAATCTGCACGGTCGTGACGGTCTCCAAGGCCTTGCCATCGGGTCCTGAAAGCTCGGTCATGCGGCGATCTTGATAGCCGGCGTTGTTGCGTAGCCAGAACTGCGCGCCGTTGCTGCCCGTGCCAAACAAGCGGCTTTCCCACACCTCCACCACGCGCAATCGCACCTGTTCCATCTCATAGGCGAATTCGGGCCGTTTGGCGTAGTTGTGATAGGTGGCGTGGGTGATCCGCAGCTTCAGGCACAGGCCAGCAATCGTCGGTGGCCGCTTGGTTTCCTCGCATTCCTTGCAGTATTCCAACCCCAGCTCAAGAAAGTCATCGGGCATCACCTTGAACTCGCCCGTGTTGTCGTGGGGCAAGTCCCATCCCTTCTCCTTGGCGGTTTCAAGGAGGAAGCGGTTGCCTGGCTTGTTGAGTTTCTTGTTGCCTGCCATGGGACTCACTGAAGGGCAAGAAGCGCCGTGTAGACGCGGGTCCGCGCCTGCGTCGCCGGGTTGGTCGCGGTGACGTGCAGCCGCCATAAGCCCTGGCCCATGCGCTGCCGGAGGGTGCCATGATCAATGGTGAACTGCACATGCCCCACGGCGATCTGGATCGCAGGAAATTCAGTGTGGTACGGGACATAAATACCAGGCCAACCCACCCCATAGTCCTGTCCGAACGGCTGCGGCCGGTTGTAAGGCCGCACATGAGCCGTCAAGTCATAGCCGGAAAGGTCCATGGCGCCCTGGTCGGTGCGGCAATAGCAATCCAAAGTGGTGTCGTCATGCACATAGGCGATGAGGCGGTTTTGCTTCTGGATGGGCGTGCCGAGCGCGGCCAGCGTCACCATGGTGTTTACAGTCGCCGTATTGGAATCAACCCCACCCACCGTCGCGAAGTAATGGAAAGCATCCGGTCCGGCAAACCCTTCATTGGGCGTATAGACCAGGCTCAAGCCAGACACCACGGCCGTCCCATTGACGGGCTGATCCACCACCGTCAGGGAGTCGGCCGTTACCGGCGATCCGCCTTGCGTGATTACAGGCGTCACCGTCGCCCCGGTCGGTGGCACGTGGAAGGGTTGCGAAATGGCCTCGTCGGGCGCGATGGGCGCCGCAAGAACCTCCACCATCGGCGTGAATTTCATCAGTAATGTAGGCATGCCTCATCCCTTCCCTTCGTCCCATGAGTACTGTGATGACTATTCACAAGGCCGATGCTCGCATGCCCATGCCATTCGCTAAAGTCCCCGCCGATGCCGCCGGAAGGTTCATGGGATTAGGAGCTGCGGGGGAAAAGCTTGTGACCGATACATACGTTCCGCCTGTCGCCCAATCCGAAAAGCCATACCCCGCATGAGCGGTCGCGTCGAAGCTGATGTTCTGTAGCTGGAGTGATAAGCCACTCAGCCCCGCGGTCGGCGCAATGCTCACGCCAATCACTTCGCTGCCCGTGAATGCGCCTGTGCTGCAAGTAACACTGACCGCGCCTGCCATATCGACCGACACGGTGTAATCGCGCCCCGTACCATAATCGTGGTGAGTCTGACTATCACCCTTCCCCATCGAGCCAAGCAATAAATGGGTGGAGTCAAAACACGAGAGGTATACGTTGCAGGGGCCCGTATCAAAGAGGCTTTGAAAGGTCATGAGAGTGCCCCTATGCCAATGCGTGAGGGAGGCATCAGGTAGCCGCCCCTTGATGGACGGCGAAGGCCGTCAGGTTAGTAGGTGGACTACCGAAAACGCATGGGTCCGGGGTCCAGCTGTCGCCCCCTGCATTCGTTAGATTGGTGCTCTGGGTAGTATCGCCCAAGAGGTTTGCGGAAGGAGTGACCGTCGAATGGATGCTAAATCCACTGAACTGCGCACCGCTGGGCGATCCCAGGCTATAGGCAGGCGTCACGGTCAACACATAGCCGTCCGAGTAGCCGCCGCCAACATTATCGAGCTGAGCTGAGCCGTCAAGATTAACGGTGGCCTGGATAAGTTCGCCGCTGCCGCCGAAGTGGTAGCCGTGAAGCGGCCCCGAGGTCGAACCCTTGGCGAGAACGTCATCAAAATAGACCGTGCCGCCAGCCAGTTCATTGGTGACACGAACGGCGCAGGCCCCAAGGTCAAACAGGTTTTGCATGGTCATGCGGCTCGCCCTTGCACGGATGGCGCGGAGCATACATCAGACAAACAAAACCCCGCACAAGGCGGGGCTCTGCGCGTCGGTGCCCATCGGACCATTCCGTCTCACGACGAGGGCGGCAAGGGAGGGAGCTCCCAGGGTGTGAACGCGTTTAGCTGCTGAAGAACTTGTTCATCTGGCCGGTGGCGCCCATCGGCTTGGGGTTTTTGTGCAGCGGATTCTTTTTGGCCTTGGGCATCGGCGCGGAGCTTCCCTTGACCGGTGCCGGGTTGCCGCCGGCCTTCGTGATCACCGGGTTGGCCTTGCGGTCAATCTGCGCCTTCTGTGCCGGGGTGATCGACTTGCCTACCTGCTGCGCGGCGCGGGCCTTGGCGTTGCGGGCCCTGGCGGCCGTGTCTACCGGATATTTCTCCTGCGCCGGAAGACCAAACTTCGACTTCGGCAGGCTGGCACGCTTGGCGGCAGTGATCATGGGCTTGTCCCGGTTGGATGGGCGAAATCTACGCCAGTATCATCGGTCGATCAAGGATGCCGGTCTTTCCCGGCTGTCAGCGTGACTGTGCTTTTAAGCGGAACTTTCTCACGCGTCCCCCGCTAAGGGTCAGCCTGCCGACACGGGCGGCGTGCCGCCAAGCTGAGTGGTGGCCGAGTCAAGCGCCGTCTGAACCGACTGGATCGCGCTGGTGGCATTGTCGATAGCGGCCTGATCGCTGCCATTGGTGGCACGGCCGACAGCGTCCGTAAGCGCCGACTGTGACGCCTGCAAGGCCGTGACAGCAGCGGTGAGGTTAGCGGTGTTGCTCATGTTCCTGACTCCTATGATGGTTTGAATGATCTGGAAGGCAAGTAGGCCTCCCAGTAGGAAGATTATCGTGTTCATGGGTCACGCCTCTTCCGCTTCCTGGTAAACCTTCAGAGGCCGACGACGGCTAGGAAGCGTGTAGTCCTCTGTATGGCTCGTCAGATGCCAGTGCTGGCAATGGGGACATTGGTAGGCCCTAACTTCGACCTTCCGCGCCGCTTGGCACCGGTCCCGTTTACGCCGGATTTCGGTGAGCTTTCGCCGGGCGCTGTGCTCATTGGCCCAGCCTCGCTTGTCGCATCGCATGAAGGCTTCCCCTGTCGCCTAGCATCGATGATGCACGATTCGTGGAAGGCATACAGCGCCTTGCTTGCCTGCTCCACCTTACGCTGGGCATCCAGGCTATCGGCATGCGTCGAGGACGCCCTTACCGCTTGCACGGCACGGAACAGATGACCTGCCAGAAGGAACTGGTTACGGCGCTGCTCGCGGTTCATGCATCCACCAGCGTGCCCAAGAGAAGCGGCCTGACCATCTCACGCGGCAGATGCTCCATGATCAGCGAGCCATCATCACCAAGATGGATGCGAGCGTAGGACTCCCCATAGCGCGCAATGTCCGAGTCGATGGCCTCCTGCCTAGCCCTAGCCTCCCGTTTCTTGCGTTGATCATCGTCCCATCGCTGGCGAAGGTCGGTCATGTCGTATCCCCATAAAGCGAAAAATAAAACCCATAACTGAAAATGGTTCACTAATTACCGGTGCGACTTACTCCAGCCATACCATCAATGGCACTGCGATGATGACAGCAATCGCAATGGCTAGCCCGAGATCGAGCAGCGCTAGGGTCACCTCGTCGTGAGGATCGATCATGTCATGCTCCCGGCATTCGTCGGCCCCATCGGCGTCGGAATAAGTTCACGAAAGCGCACCACCAAGCGGGCTCCGTGGTCGTCGGGCGCATGGCGGTTCTTGACCATGCGCCGGATGTTCTTGTCATCGGTCCAGGCAATGCCGTTCAAGGCATCGCTGGTGATCTTCTCGCAATTGCCCAAGTCGATGCATAGGACATCATCGTCCCAATAGTCCGGGTCTTTGGCGGCGCGCTTGGCCCAATCCTTAGGGCGTCTCGGGTAGAGGTCGAGATGCAGCTCGATGCGGCCCATCAACGGCTTGCGAATCCCGGCCAGCATCGCGCGCACTTGGCAGTCCCGCCGGTAGGCCTTGGCCTCATCCGTGACGTAGGTAATGGCGCGGCTTTTACCCTTCGGCACATAGCTGGCCCAGTACCGGTTGGCGGAGATGGGGTAGCCAAGGACCAGTTCCGTGAAGTCATGGGCTGTCATGCACTTCCTCCTTCAGCCCATACCCGTCCGCGCCGTGTCAGGAAATAGCGCGGCTTGAAATCGTGGTTCGTGGTGGCGACGTGGCTGGAATCGATCAAGTGGCGAAGCTCCCGGCACACGTTCTTGGTGGTTTCGTGCAGCGCGAGGGCGAGGTCTTCGCGGGTCATGGGCTCCAAGAGCAGCGCACGGCCCACGCGGTCGATAAGATGATCGGGAGTCGAGGTTCTCATAGCGAATCATCCTTGATGTCACCGTGAACCATGCTCAAAACCTCACAGGAAGCCCAAGGAGAGGCGCGCAGCCCATGGGGTATACCTAGGCATAGGTAAGCGCGCGAATCCTTCATAGGACCATTCATGAGCCACAAGGGCAATCGATCAATGGTGGTCGTAGCCACGATGGTCGGCCTCCTTGTCGCCATGGCGCTTGCCGTACTCGGCGGACGCCACCTGATGCTGGGTCTTACCGTGGCCGTCCAGGGTGTCGTAATAGCATTTCTGGCAGCGGTAGATCGTGCGGTCGGGAAGGTGGACCGCGATATCGGCAAACCCGCGCGAGTAGAACCCCTCATGGCCGTCCTTGGGCGGATGCCAGATGGAACCGCAGCCCTTGTTGCCGCAGTAGGTCGGAACGGCCGGGCGTTCGTCGTCACGCTGGACGCGCTGCGAATATTTCATCGATGGTACTTACCCTCCGCGATGGCGGTGAAGTTGGTGGAATTGGTGATCCATTCGAGATCAGCCCGGAATGGCGGCCGGCCGTTGTTGCCAGGCACGCGGCCCATGAGGAACGCGGATGCGGCCACGTCGTCAAAGAAGTTTCGCCACGCCTCGACGTTGGGGAGATCCTGTTCCCATCGCTGGCGGATCTGTCCCTTGCGCTTGTCGGTGAGCTTCTCGACGCGGGGCAGCGGGGGCGTGAGCACCTCGTGGTAAAGCTCCACCACCTTGGCGAACTCGACCGTGGCCTTGGGACGTCCGTTGACGGGCTTGGCCGGCTCGGGTTTAGACCATACGCATGCGAATTGTCCACCCCCTGCGTTAGCAGGGGAAATATCCTGTTCCTGCTCCTGCGCTTGTTCCTGTTCCTGCTCCTGTATTGCTCCTGCTCCTGTTAATTGCTTCGAAGGGGCTTCGAAGGGCCTTCGGGAACGTCGTTTTTCCTTGAGGTGGAAATCACTGCAATAGCGGTCGAAAAACGGTTCCAAAAACGGGTTGTCCGGCAGCTGGCTGTAGTCCTTCTGGATGCCCAGACAGCGTTTGTCATCAGCCTTTAAATGCTTGGCAATCTGATACTTAGCCATTTCCACAACCCATACCATTTCGCTGGGATGGTCATACAGGCAGAACCCTGCATCGATGCACCTTGCAAGCCCCTTCGAAGCCCCTTCGAAGCCCAGCCCGGTTTCATGTGCGGCGTACAAAATCGGCTGGTAGTACATCCCGAGCATATTGGAGAGCGGTGAAGTCATCAGGTAAACGGCCATGATGACCGCCTCGGGACCGTGCGCCTTGATCGCCTTGCCAGTTTCCCCCGTCCAGAAGTTCGGGGAAATTCGCCCATAGTCACGCATCGTCAACCCCTAGGGGCGATCGTCGCCCCGTCCCATGTCCCGCGTCTGGAAGGCTCATGCGAACAGCGACGCTTGCGACGACAGCGACGCCAGATTCTTCACGGCCTGCTCGAAATAGCTGGTTTTCAGTTCCACACCGATGGCCCGGCGTTCCAGTTCGACGGCGGTATACGCTTCCGAGCCGATGCCGAGGAACGGGGTGAGCACGATGTCGCCAGGATTGGTCCACAGCTCAATACCGCGACGGATGACCTCCAGCTGCAGCGGGCAGATGTGGCGTTCGTCGTCGTGCTCGCGGGCGCTGCGGAACTGCAGGGTATCGTTCGGGTTGATGTCCATCCAGACCGGGCTGGCGACCTTCTGCCATCGGTCCACTGGGTACTGCGCAGGGTCGTGCCGCACGCGGTCGATAATCTCTCCGGGCGCGCGCATGGTGACCAAGTAGTCCGGGATGCCCTGCCGGCTCATGGAGGCGTTCTCGCGCACCGTCTTGTGCAAAAGGCCCAGCGCCTTGGTGCGCTGCATCGCGGTCACAGGGTCTTTCCAGATGACCACTTCACTGGCAAAGATGAAGCCTTCCGCCTGAAACGCCCGGATCAGGTCGCCGCGAAAGTCCTTCAACCCAATGTAGCCATCACGTTCCTTGCTGGTCGGCAACAGCATGCAATGAAAGCTGACGTTGCGGCCCGGCTTCATCACGCGCCGAAGCTCGCGCACCAGGTAGCTGAAATGGTCGAAGAAGTCCGCGTCGTTGCGGCAGTTGCCCATGTCGCGCGGGCTGTTGGAATAGGTGTAGAGGCTGGCAAACGGCGGCGAGAAGATGGAGTAGTCCACGCTTTTCTCGGGGAGTCCTTTCAATACCTCGACGCAGTCGCCGTGGTACAGCGCGTACTTGTCGGTCATCACTTGGTCAATCGTGTTCATGCGTGCTCCGTGGTGAGCCATGCCGGGGCCAGGACGGCCGCGTTGGCGTGATAGGTATTGGTTTGACGAATCAGCGCGCCGACTTCGGCCCGCACGGCGTCTTGCGTTTCCGCCGAGAGCGACTCAGCCATCGCGATGGCGTCGGCCTCCTTGCGCTTGAGGTTGGCCAGCACGGCACCTTCCAGCTGGCTAGCGAACAGATGGACCGACACCGGCCGTGTCTGGCCAAAGCGCCAGCACCGCCGCACGGCCTGGTAATAGGCCTCAAAGCTGTCCGTGACGCCCACGAAGGCCATGCGTGCGCAGTGTTGCCAGTTCAGCCCCCAGCCACAGATCGATGGCTTGCTGACCAGCACGCGGATGCGCCCTTCTGCAAAGTCCGCTAGCCGCTGTTCTTTCACGTCCGAATCATCCGAACCCGTGATCTCCACGGCATCCGGGATCGCCTTCACCAACGCTTGTGATTCGGCGTTCAGGTCGCACCACACGATCCACGGCTGCGCATCGGCATTGACCAGCGCCGCACACGCGGCGACCCGATCCGTTAGCGACGCTTTGCGGGCATTGCGGCGCTCACTCAACGTCTGCGCTTCCAACGCAAACAGCATGCCGGCCGCGGCCGCGTCGGTGGCAATCATGTGCTCGGTCAGCGTCAAGGGTGGCAACGCATGCCGGCTGTCATCGTCGCCTAGGTCGGAGGGACGACGCACCAAGGCGCCCCAGGAAGCCACCCAGCGCCAAAACTGCGTGCGCGCGTGGCCTTTCAGGCGCCATACCTGCGTCTCGGCGCCGTCATGCACGAAATACTCCGCCAGCATCTCGGCGCGGGTGCACACCCCCAGGAACTCCGCGTGGGTGCCCAGTTCCGTCCAATCGTTCGGAGCGGGCGTGGCCGTGGCGCATAGCTTGTAAGGCGTGGTAGCAAACGCCGTCAGCAAGGTCGCCAGCGTGCGCGTGTCGTGATGCTTGATACACGAGGATTCATCCAGCACGACCGCGCCGAACTGCGACGTATCAAACTTGTGCAGCCGGTCGTAGTTGGTGATGGTGATGCCCTCACTGACCTGGTGCGGTTCCCGCGCATGGGTGACGACAATGCCCATGGCTTGACCTTCGTGCACGGTCTGTTCGGCCACCGCCAGTGGCGCCAGGATCAGCACGCGGCACCCGACATGCTCATATACCAGCTTGGCCCAGCTCAACTGCATGCGGGTCTTGCCGAGTCCCGTATCGGCAAAGATGGCCGCGCGTCCCCGACGGAGGGACCACCGAACGAGCGCATCCTGATAGGGGAATAAGCCATCGGGGAGCGTCAACGACTCCACGTCAGGGAGGCCCGACGGCATCAAAAGGGCCAGTTTGGCGGCTAGCAGCGCGTCATAGCTCATGGTGCACCCCGCAGTGCAAAGCGATAGGCGAACTGGCGTCCCGTGTGGATCGTTCCCACGCGGCATACGATGCCCATGGCTTCCATCTTGGATAGTGAGGAATACACCGCGCTGCGGCTTCGACCGGTCGCGTTGCTGAGATCCTCAATCGTCTTGGCGCCTTGGGCTAGCTCCGCTTCAAGGACGGGTCGAAACGTGGCCGGGCGGCTCATGCGGTCACCTCGTCACTGGCGCGGCCATGGGCGGTTTCTTGTGCGTTGTGGTTTAGCCAAAGCCGCGCCTTCAGATCGAGCAGCTCGCCTTCGCCAACGGCAATGGAGCCATCGGGAAGGATGCGGGCATCATGCTGGTGCATGTCCCAGGCAGTGTGATTGAGAGTGATGCGGCTCACGATGCCCGCCTCCCGTTGATGAAACCGTAGGTGTAGCTGACGCAGCACGCCAGCACGAAGCAGACAATCATGGTGGTCATACGTTGGCCTCCTTGTTAGCCCTGCGGGTCTGTTTGTTCTTTTCGCGCTGGTGAAGGCGCATGAGGGTTTTCCCCGCGCCGTAGCGGGGCTCCGCGTTACGTCCTGACTTGAGGTCATGGATAGCCTGAAGCGACAGGCCGCAGGCTTCGCCCATCGCCCTTAGGCTCATGGACTCATTGAGATCACCAACGATCTCTTGCCAGTTAGGGTTTTCGGTAACTTCAGGCATCGGTGTCACTCCGGTTATGTCGGAGTGGAAGGTACTGCTAAATTTATTTTCGCGCAAGTGGAATAAAACGCTTGACAAGAAATCCACGCGGGCGGAATATGCTTGTCACCCAAGACAAACGGACCCAAGCCATGACCCATAACCCCGTCTTTGATGCCACGCTCCGCGCCTTCGGTGGTGCGGCCTACGCCAACGTGCAGGCGTTGCAGACCCACACGACGATCCGCGTGGAGAAGGTGGAAATCACGTTGCCGCGTGACAACACCTGCCATCCCGAGGTGTACCGCACGGGATACGCGAGTGACGCCGTGCTGGCGAAGGCTTACGAGATGTTGGCCGAGCGTCACCTGCAAGAACTGTATGACCTGTGCTGCGAACTGACGGAGAAAAAGGCATGAGCTACCGCAACGTAATCCGTACTAATAGCGTCGCCACCTTGGGAAGCACGAAGGTAACGTTGGCCGGGCTGACCGATGGACGTGATCCCACGATCTGCTTCACCTTCCACACCGATGCCATAACCGGACTTGAGGTGCGGTTCATGGGCACGACCGCCGAGGCGCGGGCTTTCGCGGCTTCGCTGATCCATCACGCCGACGTTACCGACGCGGCCAGTCAGGAGATGACAGCATGAGCACCGAGACGCAGAAGGTTGATGTGCTGGCGGTGATGAACCAATCGGCGCTACTCATTGGGAATCTACCTGAGTTGCCGGGCTACAACGGTTCGATCCTAATGATCGACGATGGTGAGTCTTCGCGCATTGATCGCGAGCTAACGCAAGCCTGCGCCGTCGTGGCAGACCTGATCGATGCGGCGCGCGCCGTGGTTGATCATCTTCACGATTACACAGACGACGAATGCCGCCTTGTTGACGCCCTTTCACGCATCGGCGGTGGCGAGGTAAGGGATCAGCCTGACCGTATTGACGAGATTGCGCGCGCCGCCCTCCAAGCCGCGCTAGGCGAAGGACAAGGCAACGCCCTTACTACTAATCGTGACGAAATTAGTAACAAATCAGTAGATGGCGAAGCGCTAGGCCAAGGGGAGGGCGAGTGAGCGATATAACGATAATGAATGAACAATCCGGAATTTCCGGAGAGTTCGAAAAAGGCACTTTAGAAGGTCTTTCGATAGCCATTGCTATTGCATCTAAATTGTGCTTTGCGATCGATCATGGTGGTAATGAATACCGGCGCGAGGCTTCGGCAAGTGTCGTAGCGGAACATATTCGACTGAAGTACGCCGAGTTTTACCGGATTCTGTATCCACTAAGCGAAGGACCAAGCCATGAGTGAGAAAATGACGCTTGCGCAGGTGCGCGACACGATTAAGACGTTTTCTTGGGCTGCTGGCGACGAAGGCATGTCATACGCAGAAGAACGACTTATGGAATGCGCCGACGCCATCGACGCCCACCTCGCCACCCTTCCCGCTGCGGTGCAGGATGCGATGACATCCGCAATAGACGATGCTCTTGAGTGCATGGAGCTTCACGGCATGCACAGCGAATCGGCATACAAGGTGCTAAAGGCGATGCTCACCCAACGCGGCAACGCGCAGTATGCGAGGAATGCGGCGAGGTATCGCTATTTGTTGTCGAAAATGAAAGTTGGTGCAGTCACAACGCAACTCCCTTTGTATCGTGCTCCGTATCTCTATTTGTCCGAGCCTTGTGACGATGTGCGCCACGTCGAGCAAGCCATCGACGCCGCCATGCTCAATGATAAGGAACTCCCATGACTGTCCTGTCCTACCACAATGATCCGGCCGTGAAGGCCTTCCACGTCGCCCAGGCCAAGCACCACTACGAAGCCGACATGCTTCTTGCTGGAACCTACGGCAATGACGTCGAATACAATGGTGCATTCCGTGGCTGTAGCGTCGGCTGCATGGCGCACGACATTGATCCAGAAAGCCATGACTATCACGCCGTAGTCGCTGCGCATGCGGGTTGGCCGGAATGGCTGGTTCACTTGAATGACAGGCTTTTTGAAGGCTTGCCCAATGGTGAGCGCGAGCGTTTCCATGTGGACTTGCGCGAGGCTGTTCCTGTCGGCGTAGACCTTGAGCTGGTTCGCCATCACCTGGCCATCCGTCGCATGGATCGGCTTATCGCGCTTCAGGAAGGAAATAGCGCCAAATATGGCGACGCCAACGACGAGGTTATTGACCAAGTTCTTTCTGCGCTGATCGTTGTTCGGCGCTGCCATGAAGCAAAGCTTGGCGGAAATGTTTGCGATTGGTCGGCGGCGTTGTCGGCGGCGTTGTCGGCGAGGTTGTCGGCGGCGGAGTCGGCGAGGTCGGAGTCGGCGGAGTCGGCGGCGTGGTCGGCGAGGCCGGAGGCGGCGGAGGCGGCGGCGGCGGAGTCGGCGAGGTCGGAGTCGGCGGAGTCGGCGGCGTGGTCGGTGTGGTCGGCGCGGTCGGCGCGGTCGGCGGTGTGGTCGGCGCGGTCGGCGGCGTGGTCGGCGGCGTGGTCGGCGGATTCGGCGGCGCGGTCGGCGGCGGAGTCGGCGCGGCCGGCGGCGCGGTCGGCGGCTTACAAGCAAGAAGCCACCGATTTGATCGACATTTTGAGGTCACTGGCATGACACGACGTGAACGGTTTGAGTGGACGGTCATTGCCTTAGCATGGCTTGGCGCGGCATTGGTGTGGTGTATACGCCCATGATTCCCGAGCTGATCGACATGACGCCGGATGAGCAGCACGACGCGTGCGAAGCCCTTCGCATCCTGTTGAGCATTGTTCCCATTGCCTCTAACGCCATGGTCTCGGATTACGAGACGGACGAGGGTTAAGCCATGTGCCACGCGATTCTTGAGGTGCGCTACCGCAACAAGATCGAGCCGGACCAGTTGTTGCCCATGACGGATGCCGAATCCATGGCTAAGCGGATGGCCGATCTGGAAGGTCTCGATACGGTGGAGCGAATCCGCGTATTCACCCCTAGCAAGACACGCCAGCGGGAAACACGCTGGACGGAAATCTAAGCCCTAATGCACTAGGAACGAATTCATGAACACGACCGATATTGCAACGTCGAGCGAACGCCCCGCGCCGGATACGATGTTGGCACTGATTGCGCGCGCCGCTTCCGATCCGTCCATCGACCTGGACAAGATGGAACGTCTGTTGGTGATGAAAGAGCGCATGGACGAAAAGGTGGCCGAGCAGTCCTTCAATGACGCCATGAATGCGGCGCAAGCCGAGATTCGCGCCATTGGCTGGAACAAGACGAACAAGCAGACCAGTAGCAGCTACGTCACCTATGACAAGCTGGATGCCTACATTCGCCCGGTGTACGTGCGCCATGGTTTCGCGCTCAGCTTCGACACGGGAGATGCACGCGTGACCGAAGAGGTGCGCTTCATCTGCTATGTGTCGCACAGGGACGGCCACACGCGGACCTATAAGGTTGATATGCCCGCCGATGGCAAGGGCGCCAAGGGTAACGACGTGATGACTAAGACACATGCGCTTGGATCGGCCACCAGTTACGGCCGTCGCTACCTTCTGAAGATGATCTTCAACGTGATTGAGGCTGCGGAGGATGACGACGGCAACAACGCATCCGGCACCGTCTGCGTCAGCGATGCCCAGGCCGCGACGATACGAGACATTCTGGAAGACAATGATTTCGACATTCGAGCCTTCTGCGACTACTTCAAAGTAGACGCGATTACCTCCATTCCCGCAAACCGCTTCGACGGCGTGATGCGCGATATCAAACAGAAGATCGCTGCCAAGGAGCGTAAGCATGGCGCCGCTTGATATCATCGACTGCGAACAGAATTCGCCCGAGTGGGTGCAGGCTCGTCTTGGCATCGTCACGGCGTCTAACTTCGCGGCCGTGTTGGCGAAGGGCGAAGGCAAGACGCGCGCCACCTACATGCGCAAGCTTGCCGGGGAGATCATCACAGGCGAAGTCATGCCTAGCTATACCAATGCAGCCATGGAGCGCGGGCATGCAATGGAGAAGGAGGCTATCGATAAGTTCGCTTTCCTGCATGACATGCATCCCCATGAATTAGGTTTCATGCGTCGCGGACGGGTTGGCGCAAGCCCGGATCGTGTCATTTATTGGGAGCAGGATGCGATTCACGCACTGGTCGAGGCAAAATCGAAGGAACCTCATATCCTCATTGAATGCCTTGAGCGACGGAAGCTTCCACCGGAGCATGTGGCACAGACACAGGGGCAGCTATGGGTATCCGATGTTGATATGTGCTACTTCATTGCTTATTGGCCCGGCATGCCTCTGTTTCATGTCGAGGTCACGGCAGATAATGCCTATCACGATCGGCTAGCAAACGAATGTGGGGCGTTTGTTGAGGAACTTGACGCGATGGTGGATCGCATCAGGAACTACCAGTGAACAAGACCTTCCGCCTTCCGGTCGGCGCGCTGCGTAAGCCCATCGAAGCGCACGCGCTAGCTTTCATCCATGACCTGTCAGCCGCGAAGGCGTGGCGCGTCACGATTGAGCCGGATACGCATAATCGCAGCAGTCAGCAAAACCGATACTACTTTGGCGTGATCATCAAGCTACTGAGCGACGCAACGGGTTATGAAGGGTCGGATGTTCACGAACTTTTGTGCGGCGAATACTGGGGGTGGAAGGAAAAGCGTGTGCCACGGTCGCCTAATTTTCCATCCGGCGTATGTGTAACGCCTCGGCGTAGCACGACGCATGATGAGGACGGTAAACACAAGACGCTAAGCAAGATGGAGTTTGCCGAATTCGTGGAGTTTTGCCAGCGGTTCGGCGCATCCAAGGGCATCATGATTCCTGACCCGGAGCCGTGGACATGAGCACTGCGAATCAGCGAAAGTGGTTTGATGCGATCCATGGACTTGAGACGTGCTCGCTTTGCGGTCGGTTCGGTGTACAGGCCAGTCACCGTAACCAGGGTCGAGGACTGGGACAGAAATCCGCTGACCACCTCATCGCCGCTATCTGCATGCATGAGCACATGGAGATCGACAACGGGAAGACCATGACGAAGGAAGAGAGGCGTGCGGCATGGAACGCGGCGTATGTTGACACCATCGACCGTCTGATCCGCTCAGGCCGTCTCGTCCTAAAGTGATGCCACCGTGTTTTGGGGCACGTTCGCGCCCGGATGTGGGTCGCCCTGCCGAAGCGCGAAGGCGGAAAACGTCACCGCCCGACTGGCCGCCGTAAGCGGCTACCTATTGCCCTAACAATTTGGAGTGATCATGGATGCATTGACGAACGAACAGAAGGCGCGTCTGCGGGAGTTGGTGGAGGCATTGCGTAGTCCGGCTTACTGGTTTACGGCTGGCTTCGATGAAAGAACCGGCCATTGGTTTAGCGGTAGCTCAGCGGGACATGAAGGTCAAAATGACCTTCCCATCGAGGCAGCTACCGTTATAGACGCCCTTCTGGACGAGATCGAGGCGCTTAGGTCCGCATCTCAGAAGGTTGTCGATGCATGGGCACATTACGAGCGATACGGCGCTGAATGCACTTTTGAGTCAAGCCCGATGATCTACGCCGAGACGTTGAACGAGTTAGCTGCTGCTGCCTGTGAAGCTTTGAAGGAAACCACATGACCTTTCCAATCGCCATAACCCCGGCATTCCCACTCAGTGAAAACTATCCTCGCGACCAAGACTGGCAATCAGGACTCACAAAGCGTGAGTACGCTGCAATAGCGATCATGGCTGCCATGTGCTCTACGCCAGGATGGGCATCTCACGGCAAGGACGCAGCACAACTTGCTGTTACTCGCGCTGACAGCCTTATGGCTGCGTTGGAAAGAGCCCCATGAACCTCATCCTTTCGGAAGACCAGTTGAAGGCGTTGGTGGAGACGTGGCGTGGGGTCCGTAAAGGCGGATTCCGTGCAATGGATGACTACGGCTTTACGGTAGTAGAAGCCGTGGAGACATGCGCCGACGAACTCTCCGCCATCCTCGCCACCGCCAAGCGCGTGGAGGTGGACAATGACATGGTGGAGCGAGCGATCATTGCATCCTTAAAAGGCTACACACCATGGGATAGCCCCTCTTGGGACGAGGGTTGTCAACAAAGGGAAAGGTTAAGAAACGCCATGCGCGCCGCCCTCCAAGCCGCGCTAGGAGTAGACGGATGAAATTCGATATTCCCGCTGAGTGGTGCGAGAGAAAAGCTAAAGAAGAAGACGAAGGCGCAACCATTCCTATTCGGCCACATCTATTCGCAGAATGGGTTGCACGCGCCTTGTCAAAACGAAACGATGAACTAAAAGCCGCGCTAGGCGAAGGGGAAGGCGAGTGATCTGGTTACGTAAATTGCTCGGTCTGTGCATTCACGATTATGTCAAGGAAGGCCACGGAAACATCACCAATGGCTGCCGAAAGATCGGTGACTACTACATCGTACGTTGCACAAAGTGCGGCCACATGAAGTGCTTCAACTTCACCTAAAGGACCAAGCCATGAGTGAGAAAATGACGCTTGATCAGGTGCGTGACCTGTTGCGTTTCTCGGCTTCTGAGAACGTGAACATGGATGAACTTCGAGACAAGCTAGCCGACGCCATCGACGCCCATCTCGCCACCCTTCCCGCTGCGGTGCCGGATGCTATGGAATTTGATGCATCGATCAATTGGACTAACCCGGACTGTCGAGAATCTTACGTCGAAGGCTGGAACGCCTGCCGCGAGGCGATGCTCACCCAACGCGGCAACGCGCAGGATGCGGTAGCTTTGTTCATCGGCCAGCGTGTGATGTGGGAGGACAATCTAGGCCGAAGCCATCCGGCAACGATTGTTGATAGTCATCCAGAAACATACGACGCGCGCTTGGATGACGGCACATACGCAAACGGATATTCACGAAAACGGTTCGCCATCGACGCCCATCTAGCTTCCCTTCCCGCTGCGACGCCGGGTGACATTGTGGAACGTCTGCGCACGGCAGCACGCGCGCTGGTACGTGAGCGCGTCGTATACGCCGAGGACGTGGAGGCGCTTGCCGATGTGGCTAAGCTTCTTGAGGCGATGCTCACCCAACGCGGCGACGCGCAGGATGCGAGGGATGTAGCTAGGTATAGATGGCTGAGGGCTAACGCTTATGAATGTGACGAACGTCTCTCTTTCAACAATATGTACCTTGAGTGTGCTGATGGAAAACTTCTACTAGACAAGTCCATCGACGCCGCCATGCTCGCTAGCGGGGAGGGGTGATGGCTACGATCCTGAAATGCGATACGTGCGACGCAGTTTCGCCGAACAAGGACGGTTTACACGTCGGCAACTTCTGGGCGAAAGTCACTGTGAATCGGTCTAGGGTTATCTTCAGCCGAAGCGAGGTTGAATACGCGATCTGTGACGAGTGCCTAAGGCGAGGAATAAAACTGACAGACAAAGGGGTAAGCCATGACAACCACACATCTCCCTAGACGCGATCTGTGACAAATAGGCGTCCCAAAGAAAAGCCCCATCACTGGGGCTTTTTTTGTGGCTTCTTCCAACATCCTTGCGCTATGCCGTTGAGGTTGTGCGCGAGGATTTCCTTAGCAGTTTGGTCGGTAAGGACGTCACCATCGCCAACCAGGATAGGTGACCATCCTTTGCACGGATCAACCCTAACGGGACCAGTCGTCGTGCAGCTGGCCAGCAGCGGAAGAAGGATTAGCAGTAGCCACAGCCTGCGTAGGCGCTTGCGGTAGGTTTTGAACCGTCGTGTCAACGTCATGGCGTACCTCAATGACTTGTTGAACTTGCTCGGCCTCTTGGGCCTTCTGCGTGGCTTCGTCTACCTTGGCTTGCTGCTTTTCCTCACCCGAGGATCGGCCCTTAAGGAAGATCGCCGCCACTGCCGCCAGAATCGCCCCAAGGGCGACAACGTACTTCCCTACCTTGGCCCATAGGGCAGAAAGGATCATGGCGTGTCCCCCGTCTTGGGTCCGCCTTGATCGACGGCACGCGCGATGATGCCACCAAGCCCCAGGAAGGCCGCCACGGCAATCATCACCTTGGGAGGTAGGTAGGCCTTCAGGTCAGGCGGCAATACCGCCCACGACCCTGCCACGGCCAGCTGCGCCCCGTGGAACCAGTTGGTGGCGAACTTGGCCGATTTCTTCCAGTTGTCCACGAGGCGCATGGGGTCATTCTCCCGACTGGATAAGGGGAAGCAACGCGCGGGCATGCGATAGCTTGGCGCATCGCAGCAATACTTCCTCACCGTCGCGAATTTCGACAGAGGACAGCGTTCCTTCCTCTTCATACACAGAAACAATGCGCGCGTTGGGGTGCGGACCACCGGCCCCGATGACAACGGTACTCATGGTGACTTCTCTCCCTTGCTTTGATTGGTGGAATCATCGACTTTCTTTGCCAGCTCCGGCGCCCATTGCAGGATCACCGAAAGCTTGTCGTTCGCCAGGTCAATCCGGCGTTTCTGATCGATCTGGTCCGCGCGTGACACGAAGGTCAGCGTCAGCATCACGGCGCAGCAGATGGAGGCGAGCCACAGGGCCGCCCATACGCCGAAGCCGCCTGCGTCTACCTTGATGATCTGAGTGTTGGTCGCCACGCTCGGCGCG